CAATCAGACCTCCGTGGTCTTGATTACCCTTACAGACTTCACCATCCCGGCTGGAATGGAGAAGCTGCCGCACCAGTCCTTCGCTGACGGGTTGTAGGTGAAAGCCAACACCAGCCAGTCATTGTCCCGATGCACCAGATACCCTGCGGCCTTGAGAGGCGCTATTTCCTTGAGGCTCTTTGCCGACCAGTCGTGCCAGCCAGCCCCGTTCTCTACGTCGTAGAACGTGACCTCGACCACCTTGAGTTTCATCCTAGCATGCCAGTAAACAATAGGGCAAGAAACACAATAACCCCAACCAGCAGGGAAAGGGCTATGTCAGGCTCGATCCTGAACCATTTCATATCTCAACGATCCCGTAGTGCTTTAGGCACCCGGTTTCGTACTCCTTCCTGAGTTGGACGGGGGTTTTCTTGGGGGAACGGTAGACCTCCTGGATGATGGCTACAGATAGGGGGAAGTATTCAAGGCTTACCCCGCCACCAGCGAGCATGGCCTGTATCCGGTCCAATGCCCCGATCAGCTTCAATCCCTTGTCCCGTTCCTTGGCGACGACCTCCATGAACTCGCCCGTCTGCTGGCACATGACTTGAGGGCCAATATCAGCTCGAACAGGTCGAAGCAACACCGCAGGGAGCAGTACGAGCACCCCCAGAAGGATAAAGGCTGATAGTCTGAGGGTTCTCATTCAGGCTCCTTATTTACGGATGGCTCGCATCCGGTCTGTGCAATCCGCCAGAGCCTTGTCCTGCTCTATGGACAGCTTGATGGCATCCCGATAGGTCTTACCCTTTAGTTCGGGACGGTCGCAGTCGCGGGTCAGGGCTTCACTTGGCCTTACTACCGCCACTGAGCTGCAACCGAACAGCGTCAGGCATAGGGGTGTCAAGGCAAGCATCGACCACTTTCTCCACGACTTTGATCTTGTCACGGTAAACTACCTCTCTCTCCGACTTCTTCTTGTTGATTTCGTCCAGCAGGACAGTCTCCCTTGCCCGGAAGTCTGCCTCTGCTTGGGCGCGTTTCAGCCTCTCATGCTGCCCGCCGAGGTAGAACACCCCCAACAGCAGGCCGATAATGACAAGGACTCCGGCACCGTAAAGGTACGCTTTCATCTAGTTCCCCCCTGGGGCAGGGCCGTACACAATGGCCGTGATCCCAAACGAAACGTCCGTAACCTTGTCCCGGCCTGCCCGCTTGTGCATGTGGATCTCTATCTCACCGACAGGGGTGCCGTTCAACAGCACCACCTGTCTCCGGTGAGGTACGCTGGTTCCGTCAGAGTAAAGTGTGGTGTCGTCAGCCGCTTCCTTGAACTCCCAAACGTCTGCCATTACTTTTGCCCACCGAAGTTGATAGCGCCCTTGTCCATGCCCTCCCTACCGAGCCAGATGACGAGCAGCATGGTCAGGCCGCCACCGAACTCAGCCGCCCCCATTGCCGGTTGCAGACCGAGCATGGGGATGTTCACACCGGCAACGAGGAACTTGGCGCACAGGATGAACCACGGAATAAGAACAAGCGTAAGCGTCGTGGACTTCTGCCCACGGGAATCTGATAGACCGAAGTTCATTGCAGGAAATAGACTGCTGCGGCGATGACGGCGAGGACAGCAAGCGGGATCCAGTGCTTCCAGCTATCATTCAGCTTTGCCTTGACAAGATCAATCTTCTCCTCGACAGGTAGCGCACCGGCCTCGTCGTGCTCCTCGGCAAGATCGACGTACTCCTTCGCCTTGGAGTCAGCGGCTTCCTTCTCGCGGCGCTTGTATTCTTCCTTCACCGCGTCGTACCCGGTTTCCTTCTTGTGCTTATCCAGTTCCTTCTTCATGCCTTCCCGGCGGTATTTCTTCTCCACATCATGCTCCATGTCAACCTCCGAACAGCTTTGCCACGAAATGATAAGCGGCAAGCAGCGCCAACGCCGGTACAGCAACCATCGCCGCCTTCGCCTGCGAGGGCTTCATCTTTGCCTTGAGGATAAGGAACAACTCAACCTTCGCAAGAACCTCTTTAACCTTTTCCATTCTTCTTCTCCTTTCTGTGCTCACTATCCATGTAGTCTATTTCCTGTTCGTAAAGCACCATGTCCAGTTCAATCCACTGGTCCAGCATCAGGGAAGCCCAAGTAACAAGGTCAAGACCACGTAGCCTGCGAGGACCGACGTCATCACTGTTATCAGAATCGTCAGTCCCCACAGGAGGTCTGCCTTACTTGGACGGCAACGTTGGAATCGGGTTTGGAAGCGGCTCACCGCCACCCTTCTTCTGGCAAGCGCCAAGAAACAAACCAGTGGCAATCAACATCGAAAGAACTACATATTTCATTTTCATCTCCATTGTTTATAAGAACTCTATCTCGATAGGAATATCGAACTTCGCAAGCGGCTTCAATACTTCCATAAGGTTCTCGAAAGCCGCCCGTGAAGCTGTTACGGTGTTGCCATCTTGGTGCATACCGACCAACAAGCAACCCTCCGTGTCCTCCGTGGTGTTGCCCGGATGGATGCGGATATACTGGAAGCAAGGAACGTCCAGCAGCTCAGGCGTGATAATCCTGAACCGACTGGAGTAGGTGAGCCTTACCTGATATAGACCTCTGGGGATACAGGTCTTGCCGTACACCTTGCCGGAACAGTCCTCGGCGGTTATGCCACGTTCCTCGTCCTCAAGGGTATAGCAGAAAAACTTTCCGTCTACTTGGAGGAACCCCGGTGTTGCACTGGGCTTTGGGTCACGGACTACGGTTAGTCTCATGTATGCTTGTCCATCTTTCCGTCTAGTTTACCTTCGATACGGTCCAGCTTCTCGAACATCGCCCTCATGGTATCACGGAAGTCATCTCTACGGACGTAGTTATCCTTGATGGAGCGTTCGAGGTCGCCAAGATCCCGACGAAGTGTATTGATCGCGTCCCACAACACCTTGATGATGAACCCCATCACCGCCGAGAGGCCAGCAAAGGCCAGATTAAATGCCGTGTGCCAGTCCATTATTCCCAACTCACTGTCATTGTTCCGGAGTTGAATGAATCAGTAGACACTAGTAATTGCACCCTGTCCAAAGCCCCGCCGGAGACAGTCTTTGCCCCTGACTGAGTATACCTAGCTGTGGAACCATCGTTCATTGTCGAACTACAGACCCACTGATTAGTCCCAGGCACCTTGAAAATGGTAGCGATACCGTAGACTGACGCAGAAGAAGAAATAGAATCGGCAATATGGAACTCTGTCGTAGAGTTACCTGTGCTTGCGGCAGATGCGTACCCGGTTGCCTCGACACCACCTGAATACCCAAGGCGCAACCCCAGACTTGGTGTGCTAATACTATTATGTGACGCCCCCCACACCACGACCGTGACCCTTGTGGCCCATGACGGGATTCCGGTGACAGTGGTGCTACCGCCGGACAAGGATGTGGCTGCACTTGGCGAGACAATCGAGTTGAGAGGCTTCCCGCTTGCCCGTATGTAGTTCTTCACCCGGTAAGCAGACGCACTCTCGGCGTAGACAATGCACTCATCGTTTGCTGCAGTCGTTACGTCTGCCCCGCCGTCAATGTCGTTCGTGGTAGCGTTATAGGTGAGCGTCAGGGCACCGTCGAAGATGACACGCTTGAAGGCACCGGCCCTCGGTGCCGTTCCCCAGTCAGTAATAGTCGTCGTTCCGGTGACATGAACGGTATCACCGCCAGTAGCCCAGATGTCGCAATCCGAGGCAGAGGCGACGGATGGCCCTTCATAACGAGAGGCGGGGGTTCCGTCTGCCCTCGACAGGTTCAGGACGCGCCAGTTACCGGCCCCTTCCGACCTGACAAGGGCACTATCGTTTGTCTCGACCGGGATGTTTGAGCCTCCGGGGACAATCATGGAGGTTGCGTTGTGGTTTACGTTGAGTGCCGTATTGAATAGCAGACGCCTCAACACGCCGGAAGATGCCGTGGTAAACGAGGAGATGGACGTTCCAGATGCAGCCGAGGTAACGTCTATGAGGCCGGATGTGGACGATACAATATCCATCGAGGCGGCAGCGGCTACGCTCTTTGGAGCCTTGCCGATAAGTCCCGCCTCCTGATACCCGGCAGTTACCTTGTAGAACCCGTTGGCAGCGGCGTTGACGGCCACCATGACGGCTTCAAACGGTGGGAGGGAGTAGTCTGCCGTGGTGGAGTCGAACGTATCGGATGCCGTTGCGCGGGCAACCGTGATGGTGTTGGCTGAATCGTTGTTCTTGATCCAGCAATACCATCCCGCACCGAGGGTAGATGCGTCCGTGAGCGTCAGCGTGATGGCGCTAGACCCCTGGATGATCTGGTTGTGATGGCTTGCCGCAAGCGTGGTGTTGGTGCTTAGTGCAGTCGGGCCGGTATCAAAATGGGTAGCCAACTCAGAGTTGATGGTATCAACGTAGGTCTTGAGCGGGTCGGATAGCTTGGTCTTGATGGTTGACCACTTGACCTTGTTGGCCTCGGATACCGTACCATCGTCGTCAGGAGGGGTAGCGTTGTAGCCAGATGATGCGTTACTGCTGTATTTGGTTCCCATTTATTCCTGTACCTTTTCTTGTGACTTCTTTTGATATTCCATGAGTTCCGCAAAAGCCCTCTGGTACAACTGCGGGTTTACATCATCGAGAACTCCCTTGGTGACGTTGAGCAACATCTTTCTACCAGATGCGGTGTAGAGCGAGTCAAGCATAATAGGGCCATAGCCGAACCTGATAAGGGCTTTGATTACAAACGGAACGCTCATACTTCCAGCAGCCGCGGCAGGAGCCTCTATTGCTCCCTGCGGTGTCGATGCCCCTCCACCACCGGCGCTGGCCGATTTATTAGCCAGCCTGTGCATATTGTCCAGCACTACCTCAACCTGCTTCCTTGACCTCTCCGGGAACGAGGCCAGAAACTTGTCGTTCTCCTTGAGATAATCCCAATATTTCGTTGCAGAATTAGAAGCCTCGGTTGACATGGCCTCTGATCCAACCTCAGAAGCCTTCTTCGCTTCATCCATGATGAAACGCCCCATTCGCTTGTCTATGTTTGGACTCACCTTTCTTAACGCACTCATGGAAACACGATACTGCTCTGGGGTCATCTTCTGGGCTTTGGCGGCAAACTCGGTGAACGTAGTCGGACCTTTTCCGAGAAGTTTCCCGAATACGGAGTTCTCAAGATCACCAACCTTGGACATATTCTTTCCATAGGTTTTGGTGGCGACCTGAAAGGCCTCCTTTACTCCGTCATCAATTACATACCTGTCAACCGCAGCAGCGAAATCTGCTTCTGCCGCCTTTGACATTTTGTATGCCGCCTGCCTAGCAAGCTCTGGATTCTGTATGCCAAGAAGCCCACCTTTTTTAGAATACCTAGAGAACAGTGAGCGTCTTAGGATAAATCCATCAACATCAAGGTTCCCATCATTCGTGAATCGCTTTGCCAAGCGTACCGCGTTCCCTTCAATATCCTTGATGTTCCCCAGATTCTCGTCAACAATCTCCTTCAACACTTTAAGCTGGTTTTCGTTACCTATAACCTTTGTCTTTCCAAGAGCTGTTTTTACGGGCGCAATATCAATTTTGTATTGCCTGTCAGCAAGTGAAAGAGCGGCAGTCTCGGCGTTCCTCTGGGCAGAGGCAAGCATCTTGCCAGCACGAACCTCGCTTACCTTTCCGGTACGAAGCGCCGTAGCCGCATCATCGGCAAGACTAAAGGCGTTCTCTATCATCCTTGTCTTTTCGTTAGACGCCTTATCAACATAAAGTGCGCTCCCCATCACGCCTGCTTCTGCGGAAGCAGCACGCTTTGACCCCATCTGGGCCGACAATGGCGCTTCCGCCTCCCTGCCAAACAGCTTTTGAGCCTGCAAGTTCACATCATCGTATTCGGCAAGCGATCTTGTCTGTGGCGTGGGCGGGCCAGAGATGGCATCATTCACGCCAGTGAGCCGTCTTGTAAGCGGAGCAAACGCCTCAGACATTGGACGCCAGGGGTCCGGTGCTCCGGTCATATTCCGGTACGCCTTTTGTGCCAACCCCTTGCCAACCTTCGCAAGCCCAATCGCACCTTCCATTACAACAGGGGCCGCAAGAGACACGCCACCGAACATGGCGGCCTTCTGTACGCGACTGAACTGTGCGTCAGGAGGCTGGTAATCGAGCAGACCCCACATGCTGCCTACGGCGGTTCTTCCGAGTGCGCCAACCGGACCTCCGGTCGCCACCATCGGGGCAGCTTGCCCAACAGTCTCGGCACCGCCATAGAGCGCCTTGGTAACCGGAGATACGCCGAATACGCCCCTGGTTTCGTCAAGGTCTGACTGAACACTCTGGCTAAAAGCCTTTGCCGTTCCGGGCGGGACGACGCCCATAGCCTCGTTGTATTCTGCAACGGCACCACCGATTCCAGCGCCGACCTTCCTTGTGCCTGACGCAAGGCCAGCAGCAATCGCCTCAAGATTCCTCGGCGCATTGAGCGGATTCATGTGCTCTAGCGCCATGTTGCCGAAGTCCTTTAACCCCTCGACGTAAGACTTCTTCTGTTCTTTAGGCTGACCAAGATGTTCCTGGAGTTTTGCAAAAGCCTCTTGCTCGGTAGATCCGTCTGGGCCTTCTATTTCGTATTCTTTTCCATCTGGGGAAGTGAACACATAAGTTTTCATTTAACCTTTACCTTCCATCCACCGCCAATATCGCCGGATGATGGTTTCTTGTTTTTCCTTCTTGTTTCCCACGGAGTATTATCGGGGTCAACCCCGATTCTCTTTGCGGCAATATCTTTTGCGTCTGCTCCGGCCCTGTTGAACAACATCCTGTATTCTGTAGCGTATGTGTTCTGCAAAAGCCTAAACGCCTTTATAAAATCCTCGGCGCTAAACTGTGCGCTAGATGCAAGCATCTCAGTAACACGCTCAAGTTCGGCAGCGGTCTGTGTAAGACCGGCGTTCTTCCTGATAACCTCTGCCTTGATCTTAGATATTTGAGCAACGGCTTCCTTTGCTTTATCAGACTTTACCCAATTCGATAATGTCGTATTCCTCCAATATCCAACGGCATCTTTTACGGAACTCTCGTCCTTTTCAATTAGTTTATCAAGCTCGTCCATGCCGGATTGGAGGGTCTGCAACTTTGCATGATCCTCAATAATCTTCCTTGCATCATCGTGGACTATCTTGAAATCGGTCCTCCCCTTCGCCCCTGTTCTCTCAGAAAGCTCCGTGGTTCCTGACGGGCCGGTTACTCGCTCAAGTGACTTGGCATTGTTGTAACCCTTCTTATAAAAATCTCTTGCTCCGTCTACGCCGAGTTTATCGACCAACCCAAGTGGATCATACGCCTCCGGGTTTTCCATAGCAGCGCCAAGATGGACACTTGATAGCGACATTGGATTCTTGACTGGCTGCTTCACACCGTAGAGGGCAGAAATCTCCTTGGCACCGGCCATATCGCCCTGCCTTACCAATTCATCGACAAGACCCTGTGGATTTCTCTTTTCTGGCAGGATGCCGCCAACCGGCATGAAACCAAGACCCTCACCTTCGCCAGTAAACTCCTTTGCAGGACGAATGTAGTTCCCGACAGTTTCGGCTCTGCTGGCAGATTGCCGCTTCACGGCGTCATACTGAGCAGCGGCTTGCGCGAACATGGAGGCAGAGTAGGGGTTGCGCTTCATCAACTTCTGGACGCGCTCCGCACCCTTGCCGTCGTAGTCGTGCTGTCCCTGCATGATTGCCAGGATATTCGCCTGTATCTCGTTACCATCTCGCTGCGGTAGAAGCGTTGATCCCGGCAGGCGCCATTCATCTGCATCCAGCTTGTCAATGTCATCTGCCCAAGTGTTGCCCTTTACTGAGCCCTCGCGCAGAGTAGGTTGCTTTACACTTCCGTATAGTCCAGCCATTATTTTTGCCCGTAAACTGGATCATTGAATCCAGCCTCTGCGTTCCAACTCTTCATCTTTTCATATCCAGTGGAATCAATATTCTTGCCTAGACCAAATGCAGCAAGTTCACGCTGCGCCCTCTGCTGCGCCAAGGCGCCAAGCTGCCCGCTCAGAGCGGCGCGAAACTGCTGTAGATTTTGAACATTCAACAATGAATCCAGCGATTCCCTTCTCGCCAAAGCTCCGGCGTCACCGATCTTTGATGCGAAATCACCGCTAAGACCAGCAACATTCTGGTCAAGGAAGCTGGAGCCGGAAAGGCCGCGAAGCCCGCCAGACATTCTTGCCCTGCCCAACGCAGAGTCACGCGCCTCTCGCATTGGATTTACGCGGGCGTTGAAGTACGGGTTCTCGTTTGAACTGTATAGTTCGCTTTGGCGCTTTATGAAGTCTCCGGTGTCTCCATAAATACCGGCTAATTGCTGCGCAGCCGTATCCTCAAACCCACGGATGGACGGGTCAAGATTCAGCTTCCGGCCATTGAAATTTGAGAAGCCAGTATCCGTGAAGTACGGGCTTGACTCGGCGTGCTGACTCGATCTTTTTGAACCACCGCCAAAACCTAGCTTAAAACTCATTTTCTACCCCTTGAATTGCACCTGACATAGTAGATTGTTTCATCTCCGTATGGGTTCCCGTCAGGTATCTTGCCCACTCTTGAGAGAACCCCGTATTCACAGCATTTGTCGAACAAGGCCACGGACTCATCCGTTGACCTGACCACGCATGACTTGACGCCACGCTTGTACCTCGCCCACTGGAAGAATGACACGCATACCGACAACTTGTTCCTTGGCGTTGCCCATGAGAAAAACTGGACATGCGGCTCTATCCTCCAGCCATCCGGTGAGATGACGGTAACAATTCCTACCGGCCCCTCCCCGGTCGAATACTCATCGCACTTGTCGTCGGCAACGAGCAATTCCCTGTCGCTACCGAGGTCAAGCAATTTGGCGATGAACCCTTCCTTGCTTACCCCATCATCCATCCATGTGAACGGGGACTTTGAATGGGACGCCCAGATGATGCCAATGTCCCTGTGATACTTGTCACCGTCGAATACCTGCAACGAACGAAATACCGGACGGCCCCGCTTGAAAAGTCGGTCACGTTTTTCTTTGCTCATATCTTTATGGATAGTACGTCGAACGACTGTGTATCCTGTACGGTTAGTGAAAGACTGAATCCTGGCCCCCTGCCGACCGGGGAGAATCCCTTGGTGGATATTCTCTCGGCCAACTGGAACCCGGCGTTGAAGTAGAACGTGCCACCGAAGTACGCCGACCCACCGAAATAGTTGGAGTCGGAACCGGAGGCGGGACCATCCAGTGGGACGGTGCAACGGTTGGTTGCGTAGTCATCTGCCCACTGGAAGTCCATGAGAAGGTCGCAATCAGCGACACGCCGGTAGTGAACCCGACCACGGATCTTGTCTATCCTTGGGTCGATGGGTTTCCCCTTCTCGTTCTGCAAGTCCTCGAACAGCATGGTCTTGCGGTAAGTGTCTATGGCGGTCGTGGATGGGTCGCCATCCCCCGTTCCTTCCATCTGGTATACCCTGCCGGAAGAATCGCCCCAGTAGACGTAATACTTGCTGCCACCTGGTTGCCTCATGTAGATGGCAGATGTGGCGTCGAAGCTGGATGCGTGATTTGTCCTGTAGGCAGTCCACGGGGACAGCTTGGTTACAAGCATATCCTTGAACAGCACAAGCACCTTGTTCGACCCGCAGAACAGGTACACCTTCTGCCTCGCCTGATCGTATACCGTTATGGCAGCAGAGATGCTGCTAGTTGTCGTCCTGATCCACTTCGACAGGTCGTCAGCCGCCACATCACCGAAGTCCTGAGTGGCCCTCAGTGTCTCGATAACGCCGTCCTTCTTCATGTAGAGAACGTCATTACCGATATTCGACATGGACTCCGGGCCAAGGGCGCTGGAGCCTGCGTAGAAGTCCGTCCACGCGAAGTCCGAGTTATCCGTACCGGTCAGCTTCCAGAGCCTTCCATTCTCGGTGGAGATAACTAGTTCGTCGTAGAACAGGGCAACGCCGTTGATGGGCTTCAAGTCCGGGGTGAGCATGTAGAACGGCTCCTCCCCCGTGGAGAACCCCGCGTCACCAACTCTTGTCGATACGTCAAGGTTCGTCGGAACCTCGAATTGACTTACGGCGATAAGGTGCGGCGTGTCGGTAGTGGCCTTGCAGTTGAAGAACCACGCCCGCCCACGGTGAACGATTGCATACTTGGCGTAGAAGTTCACGCCTAGCCCGGTCGTCATGGTGGCATAGGTTGAGCCATCCCATGTCTTTACCACCGTGGCCTTTGATATGTCCGTTATGATGGAGTAGTTACCGAGGCTCCATGTAGTGCCGCGCAGCTTGGACGAGGCATCGCACGAACCCTTTGAGGTAAACCCGGTAGACCCATCCCACAGGTACACGGTATCCCCGGCTTGGGCAAGCGTAGTCTCTATGTCGCCCGTCGTGATGAGTTGGACGAATCCATTGAGCGCAGAGCCATTGGACGCCGTTCCGAGAAGGTCAAAAGGCTTCCTCGGCTTGAAGTGGGTATTCCCCAGTCCAATCTCGAAGTTGTACCCCTCGACACACTCCTCGGGCTGTACGGAAGTCTCGTCCTGCTCGTTAAGACCACCGCCGAACGTAAGTACCGCCATCAGTATTTCTTCCCATAACTATTGCATGGGTTGGTTGGGCGAATGAGGTTCAGCAGTCGCGCCCTGGCGCTGTTATATACCGGGTCACTGTTGAGGTCTGCCTGCCCGCCCTTCATCATGTTCTCCATCCTCCGCGCCGCCATCGAGCAGAAGGCGAAAGCCTCGTCATTGTTATGGAACGGCAGGGCGTCGGATGTGCTCGATACATTCACGGATTTCTCGTAGTCATACGAGAGTGAGCGTCCGTTGAAGGCGCTGGACGGGACGTTGTAGAACGCCACATTCTTGGTGGTCGTGTTGTCCCAGTACCAATACATCGGTGAACCTTCCGTTGTCTTGTATTGGTAGTCATAAAGCATCAATGCCTTCTCTCCACCCTTGAACTCCCAGATACGGACGTTATCGGTAGAGTCGTAGAAAGAGGCTTCAAATAGCCGCACGAAGTCTGACGCCAGCGTGTAGGAGCGTGTGCTGGTGACAAGCGCAATCGTGCCGGTCGTGTGTTCGTATGGAATCAGGTTGTCGGAACAGAGTTCCGTGATTTCGTCCTGAATCGCAATCTGCGCCAACTGAATGTCATGGGAGTGCTGCGTATCCGCGAACGTGGTGATCGCGTCGTCGTCACCCCGTATTACCCCGTTGATGCGGAGCAACCTGTTTACGCCTGTTACAAAGTCCATGAGTCTCCAAAAAGAAGGGGGAGGAGCGACCTCCCCCAATCCGTACTACGTTGTTGTTATTGACTACTTACTAGCGATGGTAGGTCGCCAAATGCACGACAGCCTGAACCCAGTTTGGATTCAGGATCTTGCCAGCGAACCACGCCTTCCACGCGATAGACCCAAACTCGTTGAACGGGTCGCCCACGCCCGAAGAACCAACAGCCTTGCGGATAATCTCCACAGCCTGCGGGGTTTTCGGATCGTACATCTCGGTGATGCCGGTCGAGTGCTGACCACCCAGACCAACCGAACCGACTGCTTCCTTGCCGTATACGAAGGTCCAATACACATCGGCAAAGCCGGTGCTGAGACCCGCGAACAGGTTGGTAGCGGAGGTTGTCGATGTGCCAGTCTCAATCGGGGCAATTTCCGTCGAGGTCCAGCGCACTCCACCTACCGAACCGAACTCATACGGGTAGGTCTGGGTGTAGCCACCGTACTGCTCCACGCCCACGAAGCCCGTCAAGCCGCGAACGTCCTCCTCAGCATCGGTATGGCAGATGCCGAAGAATGACGAGCGGATAGGCTGGCTGTTGTAGTTCGTGGAACCGGTCTGCATGCCGTCAAAACGCATGGCCGACTGCTTGGCAAGGCGCGTTACCGCCTGCTTGATAGCCGGGAGCGTAATGGCCGTTGCAACCGCCGACTTGTTGGCTACCGCGCCAACGTACACGACATTGGTGCTAGCCTTGAACACGGTGCTCATGAGAGTGTTGAGGCTCTCACCAGCGTTCGCGCCGAGGGTGTCCATCAATGCCATCGTGTCGGAGTTGATGTTGAAGAGGTCCACTTCCTCCGAAGTGATGATGAAATTGCCGTACTTGGCAATCGCAACAGTCAGGTCGGTGATCGTGGGCTTGACCGACACGCGACCGGCACCGAAGGCTACCGGGCCGTTCTCCGTCAGTTCGCCCAGAGCCGTGGTCGTGGCCGCCAGGTTTTCGATGCGCCGCCACTTGACGGTCATCGAGCCGCCCTTCTTCTCCAGCGAACCCGGAAGGGTGCCGTTGAAGTACGGGAGGCGTTTACGAGCCGCACTCAGAAGCCCACGCATATATACGTTGTTGATGGGTGCCTGAATGGTACTCGTCAGGTTACTTACGTCTAAGCCTGCCATTTTTTAAATATCCTGTCCTCTGCTAGCCCACCAACGGTCGAACTTCGCCTGATCCCAAGTTGAGGGGTCATCCGAGCTATTCGACTGTCCGGGGTTAGCGTTTGTTTGTAATGCAGACTTGGCGGCACGAACGTTCTCAGCCAACTGGGGGTCTTGCCTCACTTGGTAGCGAGTAGAGATTTTGCTCGACAGGATCTCAAGTGCGCGGTCCAGAGCACCGGGATTTCGGTCCCTTGCGTCCCAGATTTTCTTGAATGAAGGATTCTTTCGATACTCCAGCTCAAGTGCGACCTCGACCATATCGGGGTCCAGTTTCAGCTTCTCATTAACCTTCGTTACTGCCCGGTCTACGTCCTGGTTGATCCTCTGTTCCTGCTTCTCCCGCTCCCATTCACCGATCTTGCTTGCAACCTGATCGACGGTGGAATTGAGCTTCAACATTGCCTCAGACTGTCTCGCCACGAAAGCACGATAGCCATCAGGGTCGGTCACCGGATCAGGCGCGTTGAACGGCTGCTGCTGGTAACCTTGCGGCTGGTACTGTGGCGGGAGTTGGGGCTGAACAGACGATACGAAGTTCTGCGCTTGCTGCTCTACCGAGAGTTCCTTGGCAATATCCTCAAGGGTCTGGGTGGGCGCTTCATTTACTTCGGCTTCAACCGGTGCTGCACTCGGCTGATTTGTGACTTCTTCCATTGTTATCTCCAGCTAAGGGCGGTGGGGATTATCCCCCACCGATCTTGGCGAGCCTCACGGCTGGCCTTGATTCTTTAATCGAGCTTGATGCCGAACTTGACAAGACACAGAAGGTATCCAGCCCTCTGTGCGCTCAGGTACTTCCAGTCCTCGACGTTGTTTGCGTCGGGGTTGTATTCAGGGATGATGGGTATTCCTTCTTCTAGCTCCTTCTTCATCAGCATGAAGTAAGGATGCGAACCCATGTGAAGCAGAAAATCCTCTCTTACATTCATTCATCCACCACGGCTTTCTCAATGTTTCCACGTGCGTCACGCACGATACGGCGAGGCTTGGATAGCTTCGTCACCGCCTTGTTCATTTCCTTGATGGCATCGAGCATGGTTTCTATTTTCTTGTCGTTCTTGTCTTTTTCCTTCTCGCCATCTTCCTTTTGCTTTTCGAGGAGACTTTCGAGGGACTTGACGAACGAACCCATCTCAGCAAAAGAGAGAGTGGGCTGTTGTTTCGCTTCATGCTCTGCCACCTTCATGCCGGTTTTCATGGAATCCAGCGCGGCCTGCACTTGCGCCTTCAACATGGTAATGTCGCCCTGAACACCTGCCTTCATGGTCGCATCGACCACCTTGGCATCGTTCACGGACTGGGTAATGGCGAGCTTCTTTTCCAACTCGAATATCTGCGCCTGTAGTTCCTGTATGGCCTGCTCTGCCTGCGCCTTGATTTCGTTGACAGCCGCCTCGACCTCCGGGTTCTGTCCGGGTACGTTCAGGAGACGCTCCGGGGACTTGACACCGGCATCCTGGTACATCTCCTTTGCAATGGCGATCTTGTTAAGCAACGGCTCGAATCCGGGATGACCGGCAAGGAAGGCTGTAACGACGCTCGCTTTCTGGGCGCGTTCTTCCTCGCCCAATACGCCACGGGAACCCACCACCTCGAACTGGACAGTCTCGGGCAACTGCTGCCCCGATACGCGCATGAAGTCGGGCGCGTCCATCTCGGGGTTGTAGAACCCGTATACATCCATGTTCGAGCGGTTCAGGTCGTGCTGCATGTAGAGGAACGTCTTTAGCGTGTATTCCAGCTTGTCCACGAAGTCCACGACACGGACCTCTCCGCGAGCCTGCTGGATGCGGGCCTGCGTAGCGGTCTGGTCTGCGGAGGGGGACGCACCGGCACGAACCGAGTCAACGCTTGTTCCTTCCTTGATCTGCTGGAGCACGGCGGTAAGCCCCTCAAGGGCGTAACGCGGGTCGCCAGTCTCTATGATCTTTACGTCAGCCTTGCCCTTGGTCGCGCCCTTCCACGCGGGGGCGATGACCGGTCCACCGTTCTGCACGAACGACGGGTCGTTGCCATCATACACCATCGGCGGCTCGTTCTTGAGCGCGACGGAATCAACGTACTTGTTCGCAATCACAGAGGCCAGCTTGTGCATCGGCGCGAGCTTCATAATGGGCGAAACGTAGTACGGGTCACGAACGTCCATCCTCTCGTACCCGTTGAACAGGATGGAAGGATAGGGCAACGCATTGGGTGCGTAGAACACGATGATTCCGTTCGCCAGCAGGACAGTTGAGTTGGGGAGGTAAACGTCGCCCTCGCCCTGCGGGATGACAATATCACCGTAATACTTGATTATCTCTAAATCCTGAGTCTCAATGTCCTTGTTGCGGTGCTGCTGCTTCGGGATCTTCTTGAAGTTGTCCGTCATCCACCCCTGTCCCTTCTGCATCTTGAGGACATGGAGCGGCATGTAATCACGGAGAATCATGGAACCCGTGTAGATCATGTTGGCCCCGATCACCGATGGGGAAGTATCGGGAAAGGAGTTCCACATGGAATAGGGCTTCCAAACCGGGGCTGATAGCCCCTGGATGCCGGAACCGTCATGCACCTTCATCGCGGATTCCCAGTTGGCCTCCGCTACGAACGAGCCGTGGTGAAACGCCTCCTTGACGGAAAGCGCGACACGGGCCTTGAACCCGAAGTCAAGGTGCTGCTGCACCATCAGCGCACGAACAGCGCCGTCAATGAGCATCTGTTCATCCTGACTGGATGCCTCGTTCTCCCCCGTTTCTGGGTTCAGCATGGGCGGGAGTTCCGCGTGCGCCTCGAACCACGCCCTTGTGGTCGGGAAGGCAATACGCATTACGTCGGCAGTAATAATCTCGGAAGCCTTGGCAAGTTCGCCAAGCTCAATGGCAGAGTGCCAGTCATTCTTGGTTTGTCCCGTGGGGTTCACGGGTTCCATCATTACCTGACGGTCAACCTCTGCCCAAATACGCTCATGTTTCTTTCGGAATTGGTCTGTCTTTCGCTTGTCGTATTCTTTCTTGACATGCTCCTGACACTTCTTCCAATCCTTGCTAGTTATTGTTACGGGTCTGACTTCGGCCATTTACCAGTTCCTTATCCCCTGCGGTGCCTTGTAGACAGGCTGTTTAACTGTTTTTGTTTGTGCGTGCCTTCTGAACATCACCGCGTACCGGACTGCGGATATAAAGTCGTCATTCAATGCTACGATCTGAGACTTCCCGTTTACATTCTTTCGGTGATACCGGCCTACTTCCTCCCACCAGTATTTCACCGTCTTGAATACCTTGAAGCGGTTGGTTTCCATCATCTCAAGCATCTGGAAGATTCCGGCCTCAACGCCATTACCGCCCTTGCCTTCCTCGATGCCAGGAGGCGGCGGGTTGGTGAACGGGACGTTCCACATATTAACGCCGTAGTCGCGGTACATATCCGCGATGATCTGCCCTGATTTCGGGTCGGCCTTCAATCCGTCATGCGGCCACGCGCAGGGAATCCAGTCGCCGTTCTTCTTGATTGCCTGAACATGGATGAGTGGCAAGGCGCGTGATTCACGGTAGCCGTCATAGACGTAGACGGTATCGGATTCCCGATCAACCGCTATGTTTGCACAAGCGAACGGGTGGTCCCAACCGAAATCAAGCCCGTTGATTCTCGCCCAGTGAGCGGGGATCTCGAACGGGTCAACCGAATATACTTCCTGCGGGACGGGGAAGATGAGCCCTGACCCAACCAGCGGCTCGCCCTTGGAGCGCATGTCGCGCTCATGGGCAGGAATACCGGCAAGGGCCATCGCCCTTCGCTCAGGCGTCATGTGCGGTGCGTCGTCCCACGTTGCACGTTGCAACGCCTGACCTTCCTGTAGGTCATCCATGAACTGACTGACGACCTCTGTAATGCCTTCTTCCGGCGTGAACGTGAGAAGACCTATGCCGTTCGTTGCGAACAGGCCACGGATAAGCTGCGAGTTAATGTCTGCCGGTGGCTCCTCGTCGGCCCAGTAGCCCCCGGTGAGGCGGGAACCCATGAACTTCTTTGGCCCCTGCTCGTATGCCCTGAACCCGACCTTCGACCACCCACCGGAAACGTGCTTGACCATCACGGAGTCGTAGGCGTTCGGGACTCCGGGCTTCCTTATCCTCTCACCAATGCAATCCAGGGGGACAGCACCGGTGCCGATTGACTTGTCGTCTACAGGATCCCCGAACAGGTCTTTCTGGCAACGGTCGCGGGTGGTTTCGTTCGTGGTGGAGGCAACGAGCCATTCGTTAGCCTTGGTGAACTTCGTTCCTTCCCACCATGAGGGATACTGTCCCGTCAGATGGAAAGCCACCTCGTAAGCCCCACAAGTCGTTTTGCCGACCTGATTGGCCGCCATAAGTGCTTTCTGGCGAGCCGGTCTATCCGTCTTGTGACCTTTCGCATTGTGAAAAGCCTTCTGGTAGTCGTAGGGCGCGTAATATCTGAGCTGGTGTGTCTTTTTGTATGTCTCAAGTTCTGCAACGAGTCGTGCCGCTTCTTCCAGGTCGGTCATTTCTTCTGGTTAATATGGTTCATCAGGGCGTTCTCGGTGAACCAATCGCTATGGTAGTCACAGTTGGCGTATTCCCTGAAATACGGCCCGCCCGTCGTGTAATGGATCAGCTTCGCCTTGGGATTGAACTTGTCATACCCGACAAGGTGGTTCCACACCTTCGGGAGTTCGCCTATTTCCTCGTCCTTGATGAACCGGAACTGGTGAAGGTCAAGCCCTTCCGCATGATTAACGTACTCAGGCGTAAGCATTGAGACAGCAGGGTGAGCACAGTTCCATAGGACGACAGATGACCAGTTCTTGCGCGAGTAGCGGGTTTGCTGGTTCCCGAGGTACTTGGTTTCCTCTGCGGGAATGTGATTATGTTTGACGACCTTGACGGCGAATTTTTCATCCCTCAATGCCCATAGCTTTGCGGGGTCGTCACGAACGATCATGTCGCAGTCCGTGAACACCGCCCAACCATCGAAGTTGCACATCCACGGAACGAGGAAGCGCGAGAACGCGAAATCGTTGCTTTGCAACGGATGACGCTCCCTAGTCAAGATCCCATCAAGGTTAGCCAATGATACCGGCGTCACCGAAATGGGCATGGACGAGTTGCGGTGGAGGCTGTGCGCCAGCGTGTACCATGTCCCCGCCTCAACGGGGTCGTAGCCGATGAACCAGCGTATCATCAGTAGGCCACGCAGTCCTGACAGACTGTCCCGGTCAAATCCTCCGCGAGATGCGCTTTCCTTATCATCTGGAACGCAACGGAGTTCCATGCGTCCATGAACGACTCTTTCGTGAGGTCGCCCACCACGAACCTTCCGTCTGCGTCAAAGCAACAGAGGCTCAAGCCACCGTCTGCGCGAACATGGCCCTCAGTGAAGGCAGACCAGCAGGGGAGCGGCTTTCGCATCATCTCAAGACGGCCTTGATTCCCTGCGGTTGGCCTGTAACCAAGCTCTGCTTCGCGCTGCGTAGCGACGGAACCCATCGAATACAGGGGCAACCAGTAGTGCTGGTCCACATACGGCAGGACGTATTCTTTCAGCAGCTCCTCCATCTCGGCCTGCTGGCTACCATCGTACTTGATGGATGAGGCATAGATTCCGCAACTAAACCCGCCTTCGTCACGAATGAACCGGGCGGCGCGTAGATTGGCGACGGCCTGATGGTACAGCTCGGGCTTCACGCCCATGACTTCCCTGAACTGACTGTCGTTCGATGCGTTGATGGAGAACTTGAGGGAATCAAGCCCTGCATCAAAGCACTTTCTTACTATATGCGGGTAGGCGATGCTCCCGTTCGTTGTAAGGAACACATACGGGAACTTGAGTTCGTCTTTCAGGTACGAGATGGCCTTCACCAGAAGGTCGGGGGCCATGAACGATTCACCGAGGTAGAACACCCCGATTTCCTCCACCCCCGCTTCGCGCATTTCCTTGGTGATACGCTGGAACAGCCCGAAGTCCATATCCTCCTTCGGCTGCTTCTCTCGCGTGCGTAGCGCACAGAAGCCGCAACGATAGTTGCACTTCCCCGTGAGTTCGATCTTTACCGACTTGGGTGCGGGCAGTACGGACTTCATGTATTCCGGTGTGATTCCGGTTATTGCATCAATCCTGTCTGTAATCACTCAACGCCTCTTGGTCGTCAGTTTTTGTTTCTCTTTGGCAATCCTGGACCGCGTATCGGCCTTGTCCAGATAACGCAGCAGCCTGATTAGTCTTGGCCTCGTCATCTTCATGTCGAGGATGACTTCTATGGTCCTGCGGAAATTCACCCTAGAACACTCCAGTCAACCGGGAAGTGGTGATTCCCGACGAAGATCCCGTTTCTCTCCACCCAATTTGCGTTGGGTAGACTTCCGTATGTCTCGTAGTGGTAATACTTGATGGACGGCGACTTGGTGAAGTTGCCGGTCATTATCGGGCGGTAGTCAATGCCGTTCAGGTCGAAATAGCACTTGATCGCCTCGATCTTGTCTGAAAACAGGGCGCACCCGAAGGCTGACGAATACCCACCGTCCACCTCAAGCTGGAACCCCCATCCTTGCGAGGCGGCGTATTCCTTGAACGACTCGTAGTTCTTGTGGCGCTGCTCCACGAAAGCGGGTAGTTTCTTCAACTGCTCGATTCCAATGGCACACTGTATCTCTGTCGGGCGCACGTTGTATCCGGGGTAGATGAACGTGAACTTCTCCGGCTTTACTCCATGCACGTTCCCTTCCTTGAAGTGCCTCGTCCACCCGTGGCTACGAACGCTGACAAGCATCTCGTATAGGAGCTGGTCATCAGTAGTGACCATCCCGCCTTCCATCGTACACATATGATGGGAGAAGAACGTGGAGTGGGAGGCCATCAGGCCGAACGATCCGCAGTCCTGCCCCATGTAGGTTGCACCCATCGCCTCGCAGTTATCCTCCAGAACATCGTCCGAAGGGAACCCGTCAAAGTCGTTTGGGTTGCCGAGCAGGTTGACGGCAAGGATAAGGTCGCCTACCTCATAGACGGCATTCAGCGCACCAATGTCATAGTTCAGCGTGTTGCAGTCAATATCGACAAACTTCAACTTCCAGCCGTATTGCTGGAAAGGCGCATAAGAAGTGGCCCACGCTATTGCTGGAACAATAACGGTTCCGGGGCCATGAAGAAGCGTGTATACCGCCACCATCAACAGGTTTGCAGATGACCCGGAGTTGACGGCCACGCAATAACGGGTGCCTACGTACTTGGCGTAGGCTTCCTCGAATTCCTCTGTTTTCTCGCCCATCGTCATGCGTCCTGAATCCAGGACCCTGATGATGGCGTCTCGTTCTTCCTCGCCCCATGTCGAGGTTGCCGTGGGAAAACTAACGGGATTCGCGCTCAAGGGCTGCCCCCACCATTTCTTCTACAAGACCATCGAATGTATACTCTGGCTCCCAACCTAGCTTTCTTGCCTCGGTCGGGTCGCCAAGAAGGTCTGGGACTTCCGTGGGGCGCAGGAACTTGGGGTTGAACTTGACATGGTTCGTCCAGTCAAGCCCAACGCAATCAAACGCCTTCTTCACGAAGTCACGGACGGAATGATTCACGCCGGTAGCAAAGACAAGCTCCCTCGGCTCCGGCTGTTCGAGCATCATCCACATGCCCTTAACGAAATCCTTGGCATGACCCCAATCGCGCCTTGCATCAAGGTTGCCGAGTTCCACTTCGTTCTGCTTGCCTAGCTTGATCCTGGCAGCTGCGGTACATACCTTCTGCGACAGGAACTCATGCCCACGAAGGGGGGATTCGTGATTGAACAGGATTCCCGCCACGGCGTACATATTGAACCGCTCTCGATACCCGATGGTGTGCCAGTGAGCGGCGAGCTTGGCGTTACCGTATGGGCTGCGCGGGTAGAACGGCGTGTTCTCGTTGTGCGGCGGTGGACTAAGCCCGAACATCTCCGATGTGGAGGCTTGGTAGAACTTGGCGTTCGCAAGCCTCGCGCCCTCGATCATGTTGAAGCAACCGAAGGCGTTGATGTGGAACGTCGCTTGAGGTGTATTGAACGACTCAAGGACGTATGACTGACCGGCGAGGTTATATACCTCGTCCGGTTTCAGCCTCTCCACGATCTTGACGGTGCCGGGGTCCATCACATCGCCCTCGATGGCGATTACCCCATTGGGAACCCTGGGTGGAGATGAAGTCCTGCGAATCAACCCGTAGACGGTGTAACCCTTTTCCAGAAGGAACTCAGACAGGTAATGCCCGTCCTGCCCGGTAACGCCCGATATAAGCGCCCTCATTTGCGGAAGATCACGTTGCCAACCCCGGTCATGGGGCCATGCTTTCTCGTAGCTTCTTCCGCTTCCCTTTGGTTTACCGTGAAACCAAGCTCAACGAGGATATCTATGATCTGCTCATGTTCCTTGAGATTATGGTTAATCTCGATCAGGACAGATTGTGCGTCCATGATCTTGCCCATCCCGCCAGCGACAACAAGGTGCTCGAAACCGTCTACGTCGATCTTGATATGGTCTGGCTTGGGAAGATTGATTTCATCCAGCGTTACGGACATGCATCCCTGCCGGAAAACAGGGTTGAAGTGCTGTAACTTGTAATCCAGCTTCTCGCCAAATGCGTGAAGGGAACCGCCTACCTCTGTCGTAGACAGGTAAAGAGAGTCGTATTCATGCCTGTCAGACAACGCAAGGCAATACGCCAGCACGTTGTCCAGATTGTTATTCTTGATGTTCTCATTCAGCAGGGCGTAATTGCTTGCCTCCGGCTCGAAGGCGTATACGGTGATTCCGCGAAGGCCCGCATAGATTGAATATGTCCCGACATTAGCCCCAATGTCGTACAGGATGCCCGACATATTATCAATCCATCGGATTGTGTCAGGCTCCTTCGTCAAAAGCCTGTCTGCCCGTTTCTGGGTGATGCGGTTAGGCGTAAGGAACTTCGGTTTCAAACTGCCTCCAGTGACTCACTTGGATCAAAAACCTTGACAAACTTTGCCACGATATGCGTGTCGCACTCTACAGGATGCAGATGAACTTTCATTCGTTCTGCGTGAAAGGCATCGGCCTTCTTGTGCTTGCAATAATAAATATGGTGATTCCCGGTTATGAACGACAAATCCGGGTACTTCGACATTGCGCGGGCCCTTTCTATCTCAGGCCAGCGCGAATCCTTCAGGATTGTCTGAGGAGAATACGCGATAGCGGAAGATCCTATCAGATACGCTATCAACAACGCGGCGTATCCGCCCCTTGAACATCCTATCAATGCCATCGGGGATAGCCCAGACAGACTCTCAACAATCTCGTCTATGTGCTCCTGATACCACAGCCCATTGGTATCGTAGAAGAACATCCTGTTCATCCCGCTTGTTGATCTTTCCCACTCCCATACCTTACGTTCTCTTGAAATGTCACATTGACTACCAAACAGGACGACCAGCGGGCCGTCGCGGTAATCATGCCATGACTCAAGCATTATCGGTACACGGAAACCTGTATCAGATCCCGCGTAATGGGGCTTGGCTCAACGCCATGAAACGAGTTGTCGCTACGGACAAACCCGAACATGGAATTGGGGACATAACGTGCGGTCCAGAGTTTCCTGAAATCCGCGAACTCATGGTGCGTCTTTCCGTCGCATGTAAAGTCGCGCTTTACGGGGACGTAGACGGAAGTTCCGACACCGGGATGAGAGTCATCCTTGGCGAGATAGAAAAGGAGCGTCATGCGCTCCTTCTGTCCGTCAGTATGCGGGCCAATCGAGTATCCGGGCTTGTCCCGGCACAGCTGGACGCGAATCTTCTCACCGAACAGTTCGATGAACTGTTTCTCCACCTCACCCCATATCCCGTCCCTCGCGGGATACAGGAAGCGGTTGGGGTAGATATTGTTGTACTGGCGGTACTTGTCGAACGGAGGGAGGCTTTCGATCATCTCCCGGTAGAACTCAGGCTCCCAGACACCCTCTTGGTAGCACCAAACGTAAGGGTCGTTCTGCCAATCTAGTTCAAGGCTGATTTTTTCCACTTCTGGTTGCCCTTCTTGTGGTAGATATACTCACCGAGGACGGTATTCTCCATTACTTCTAGCTTGTCTCCCAGTTTCCACCCACCAACCAGATCGTTGTACGGAACCTGGGAATCGTTGATGGCTCGATCAATAGCGTAACAATCGTGCCATCCGGGTAGTGTAAACAGTATTCCCTTGCCGTATACCCGCTCGTAGGAATCGAGAAATTCGTCGAATCTATCTCCTTGAGTGTCAAAACCAACGAATCCCGTTTCGGTATAGAACCCCGGCCTTGACAATATGGACAGGGTTTTTCCGTCGAACGTTGATTCAAGGAATTCCTCCGGTATTGGCTTCAAGGCGACCGAATCAGCGTCAATCCAGAACACCTTCCCATCGTTCTTGCGTAGCGCGTCGAGCTGCGCGAACACCTTGTGACAGAACCTCACGGCGTCGTAGGTGTACGAGTAGTTACCTTCGATCATCCCGCGAGTGACGTTGTTCCTTTCACCGTAGGGTACGTCCATCTTCTTGCAGGCCGACCTCGACATGGCCTCGCAATAATGGATGAACGGCACAAGGCCGTGGACCTTGCGGAGCATCTTGTAGGTTACTTTCGGGAACTCGGTGTCGGGAATCTCATCCACGTAACAGTGGATCTCACCCGGCCAGTTTTTCGAGAAGGATTCGAGCATTTCCTTCCCGTATGTCTCCCAATGCTTCTGGGCAAAGGTGGTTACAGCAATCACAGCTTCCCCAAGGACACATTGTATGTGTCGGAGACAGCCATCAGGAGTTCATGCTCCTTCTTCCAGTCGTGGTCGATCTTGCCGACCCCGGTACGCGGAATGTCATCGTTGCGGGTAAACGGCACCTCCGGGTCGAGCAAGGTGTCGAATCCGGCAAGGATGATATTGGTGGGCCGCAGATGGGCGGAAGCGATGACCACAGCCGCCATGCCGGTGGACATATTGTAGTGTGTCGCACCGAGTCCACGGAACTTCTCGTTCCATGAGTTGCACAGTTCCAAAGGAACAAGGGCGGCTACGCCCGTCTTGCCCATGAAGTGACCGACAGCCTCGGTATCGTATGTACCGCGCTTGGGGTAGAGCCAGAACATCTCTGGCTTTATGAACTGCCCGATGCCAAGGACTTCGGTGGACATGCAAACTACGTCCACACGGCTACCGTAATCCTCGGTTCCGATGACCGGGCCTGAGTTCTTCAACCGAACAACGAGGTCGAAGGAGTCTATGGACTTCCCCAATTGCTTTCCCTTTAGGGATGGTCCGTGACCGACAATGATGATGTTCATAGGGCCAACGTCATTGCGTGGCCTAACATCTTAACAATGGCGGCCTGCTCATATCCGTTCAAATCAACTACAACACTATCTAGCTGATGTTTGTATTGAATCTTAAGATGAGCATGGTTTATGTGCTCAACAGCGGCATCAAGGGCACCGCACACAACACTATCATCAACCAAAAACGATTTGTCCCCAAGTCTGTAAATTTTCATTTGCTCACCGGCTCCAATAGGTAGTCGATTGCCTTGATGGTAGGCTCGAACTCCCCCTTCACCTCGGGGTATTCGGCCAGGATTTCCTTCAAATAGTCCCTCAGTGAGTATAGCTCACCGGAGATTTCAGCTACTTCCTTCTCCGTCAGCGGTCCCTTGGAGGCTTGGGACATGGTACGGGTGATCTGCTCGATTGCCGGTCGCATCCTGACGCCTGTATCAATATAGGCGATGGATATGGCGAGGCAACGTCCCTTTATCTCGTCAAGACAGGCTAGTTCGTGGCTCATTCTTGAATGACTCTATCGAATCGTACACCTTTACGCTCCCATAGATGAGATGGGGCCAACTCCCGTTCCTTTCTACCAGCGAACGGCACTCATGGTACCACAAGTACCAGTTTACTTCCCCGTTTTTCGGCGGGATGACGGCTTTGCAGTCTTTGCCGATGCTTCCGGCGACGTGGACGAGGGTTTGGGTGACACTAGCGACAGAATCAAGCGCGGCAACGAAAGCAAACAGGTTTTCAAAGTCATCGCCAACGTCAAAAGGCGGCTTTGCAAGCGGTATCCCAGGCTCAGGAACGTCCTTTTTACTCGGTCTGTATTGAAGGTCAAAGTAGACTCCTTCCTTTTCGGTCATCAGGTCTTTCGGGTCGAGGTATCCGTGGCGAGAATACCACGAAATGCCGATTTTTGGCCGATCCCCGTACTGGGACAGCCAATTTCGCCAATGCTCGACCTTTTCGGGGTCGGGCTTGAGGAAGGGTTTTCTTGGGAAATGCGACTTATCCCTTCTATACCACTGGAAAAGGTCGCCAGAGGCCATCACGGCGTCGCCTTCGGTGATTTCACCGAGCAATTTACGCGGGGAAGTCCTGATTCCGTAGGAACGTTCTACAACGGGGTTCAGTTTCTCGTAACCGACCCACTCGATGCAATCCCTACCGTAGCGAACAATCAGCTCTGGAAGGGCCGAGAGGAACAATATCTCGTCCCCCAACCCCTGTTCGCCCAACACAACGAGGTGTTTTACCGGTTTGCCGTCCCAACGGGGGATGGGGCACTTGACCCCATGCATCCCCAGGAAGGTCATCATCCAGGGGGAGCGGAACTCCCACCCGTCCCAATCCTTGAAAAGCCCGTGTTTAAGCCTGCAGGAGCAGTAATCCCACCGATATTCCGGGGGGAAGGCCTGCATATTGAGGGTTCCGTCCCTTTTCAGGATCTTGAGGATGCGTTTCTTCATCCTCTTTTTCTCTAGTTCCGTCCAATCTGTCTCGTTCAGGACGTAACTATGTAATTCGTACTCTCTGGCGATACGCTCAGGTACTCTCATAACCCTCTACTCGGTATTACTCGGACCCTGATCGTGCCCTACAGGGCTTCTCAGGCGGTTACATGGGATTCTATGTGGCTGCAATGGGGGACCAGGAGTTCTAGTCCCGTAAAATGTGGAGATGGGAGGTGCCAATTCCCATCGACCCTCAAAGGGGGGTCTAGCCCCTCAAGTGGAGAATCTACCAGATATTTCAGCCCTTTATGCCTGCCAGGTGGGAGACATACGCTTTACATAACATCGGTTACGCGCATATGTGCCTGATTGTGGGGCTATTTGCCTGGTATGCGGTGTTTTGAAGCGAGAGTGAGGGGGCGTGGGACTACCATATCTCCCACATCCCATCCCAATCTGCCTTCTTGGTATTCGCCCGTCACCGCTCGCCTCGCGTCCCGTCGCTCGGGTTCGCGGCGATAGGATTTGCTTTCGGCAAGATGGCGGCTTTCAATTCTTCTAACGCCATGCTCGCTTTTGCCAAGATATTAACGTCTGGTGGCATAACA